CGGCGTGCCCGGCGGCGCGGTCGACTTCCAGATCAAGCGCTCCAAGGGCTTCGAGGGCATGGCCGCCTCGAAGGACGGCAGCAAGCTCTACGCGCTGCTCGAAGGCCCGGTGTGGAACGCCGAGGCCAAGGACTTCGAGAAGGTCGAGGGCAAGGAAGCGCTGCGCGTGCTCGAGTTCGACGTGGCGGGCGAGAAGTGGACCGGCCGCCACTGGAAGTACGTGCTCGAGGCCAACGGCAACGCCATCGGCGACTTCAACATGATCGACGGCACCACGGGCCTGATCATCGAGCGCGACAACGGCGAAGGCACCAGCGACAAGGCCTGCCCCGAAGGCCAGAAGCGCACCGACTGCTTCCACGACATCGCGAAGTTCAAGCGCGTCTACAAGGTCGAGCTCGGCGACGCCAACGTCGGCGGCCCGGTGCGCAAGATCGGCTACATCGACCTGCTGAACATCGCCGACCCCGACAAGCTCGCGCGCAAGCCGCTCAACGACGGCGTGCTCAAGTTCCCGTTCTTCACCATCGAGAACGTCGACGTGGTGGATGCCACCCACATCGTCGTCGGCAACGACAACAACCTGCCCTTCTCGAGCAGCCGCGAGCCGAACAAGGCCGACGACAACGAGCTGGTGTTGCTGGAGGCGGGGGCGCTGCTGCAGGCGAAGTGAGGCCGGCGCTCATCCGTGCGAAGCCTCCGCGACGATCCGCGAGATCTGCCGCTCGACGAGCCGGTGCTCGGCGGCCAGCGCGCGGATCGACTTGCCCGCGTCGAACTCCGCCCGGATCCGGTCGTTGCGCGCGGCATTGAGGGCCCTGCGCCCGGTCGGCAGCTCGAAGCGCAGCCCGATCCCGTCGATGCCGTACTCGGCGCTCAGCGTGCGCAGGTTCTCGAAACCGATCACCGCGACGAAGGGATGGTCCTCGGCGGGATGGGCGGGGATGTAGATCCTCGAGCCGCCGAAGCGCTCGACGAAGCGCATGGTGGCCGGCAGGCCGATGAGGCGGATGAGCTCCTGCAGCCTCGGCGGCAGCAGGTCGGTCGTCGAGCGGCCGGCGGTCGGCTCCGCGCGGCGCGGCGCCGTCGCGCCGCAGCGGTTCGAGCGCGGCGCGGACCGGACGCAGCTCGCCGGCGAACGCGGCGTGCCGTCCCGGCCCTGCATCAGGCCGCTCCACATGCCGCCGCTGTCCGGCGCGTCGTCCTCCATGGCATGCACGGGACACGGGGTTCTGCTCACAAATTCCGGGGGATTCATTTCTGTCGATCTCGTGTTGCGGTCGGTGGATGGGCGCGCCGGCGTGGCGGCGGGACGATGGGTCAGATGTCGGTCGGGCCGATCTGCACCTTGGGCGGCGCAGGCGGGGCCGGGTCGTTGGTTTCATGCGGCGGTCCGCATGCCTCGCATGCCGCGGGAGGCGCGCCCGGCTCGAGCGGGCGGCACCAGGCGCAGAGGGTGTGCGCGGGCGCCGTCATGCCGCCGCCACGTCGAGGTGGATGGGCGTGTACTCGCCCGTTGCGTCATCGCGCTCGTAGAAGCGGATGTAGGGCTTGGTGCCGGCGATCCTCATGCTGTCGCCGATGGCCTGCATGGCCTGCTGCCATTTCTCGTCGGCGATCTCCAGCCGTCGCAGCGCGAGCACGCGGGCGGTGTTGATCCGGCCCTGCCGGTCGATGCGGAAGGCATCGTTGACCAGCAGGCGGATGTTGGCGTTGATGTCCTTGCTCCAGTTCTGGATGCATTCGTCGATCAGGGCCTTGGCCGCCTGCAGCCGGCCGTCGAACGAAATGGTGTCCTGCACGCGGCGCTCGACCTTGTGCCGCCCGTCGGCGCTCACCAGCGTCACGTTGCCCTTCTTGCCGCCCCGGTGCACGTCGTAGTCCATGAGGCTGCGCTCGAGGAACTCGTGCACCGTGCTCATCGCCGCGACCTTGAAACCCACCAGCGCCGCGCTCTGGCGCTTGGCTTCCTCGCAGAGCTGGCGGACCACGTGGTGGCGGTCGCGGTCGATGGGCTTGATCGTCGGGCGCGGCATCGACGCCTCGAGCTGCCGATGGCCTGGATGTGCGTGCATCTGTTGCATGTGAACTCCTCTGGAATGGTTGGGAAACGGGCGGGGCGCTCGGATGGCGTCAGCCACCCGGCGCGGAAAGCGGCGACGGCGCGCGATAGGGACAGCGGCGCCCGAGCAGGACGCTGGGGATGCGGGTGAAGTCCATCGCACCCTGGCGTACCTCGGACGGAACCGGCGGCCGGTAGACGCTGGTGCCGAGCATCGGGATCTGGCGCGCCGCGGCGGTCCGTTCGGTCAGCGGCCCGGTTCCCGATTTCCACCGGCGCCTGCCCCGCGCTCCGATGCGATGGATGTGGCCGGCCCTGGCCAGCAGCGACAGCAGCTGGCGCAGCCCCGAGCAGGCCGGGTCGTCGCGGTGGTCAGTGATGCGCGCCCGCAGTACGCGATCGAGCTCCGTTTGCGAGGCCGCGCCGCGGTCCTGCAGGTGGCCGAGGATCGCGCGCCGCGCCGCCTCGGCGTGCCGCCCGAAAGGCAGGGGAACGGAATGCCCGCAAGGGCGTGGCTGTGTCATGCGAAAGCTCCTTCGGAACTGAATGCGCAGGCGCGGGGTGCCACGCGTTGCGCGGCGATGGCATAGGTGGGCTGCTGGGGCGCCGAAGGCAGCAGGCGGCACTGGAGAAGGCCGCTGGCATGCAGCGCCTGCAGCTGCGCCTCGATGGCCTCGAGGTCGCCGGCCGAGGACCAGTGGCGCGCCAGATTCGGCGCCGACCACCAGCCGCCTTCCTTGCGCAGCGTCGAGCAGATGCGCCGGGCCAGGACGCTGCCTGCCGCGTGGTCCGCCGCATGGCGGAACGGCTTCGTGCCGGCCGGGCCTTCGCCGCCGTGGCCCAATACCTCGAGCACGCGCCGGGCGATCCGGGTGGTCGTGGCCTGGCCCGTGCCGTATTTCCCGGTGCCGTTGAGCACCTGGCTCACCGTGCCGCCGCTCAGGCCGAGCCGGGCGGCGATGGCGGCCTGCCTGCGTCCGTGGCAGGCGGCGCGCAGCAGCACGAACCACCGTTCGTCCATGTAGTCGGGCGCGTTCATCGGGTCATCTCCCTGCTCCGGCGACCTTCCACAGGCCCGAAAGCACGTACTTCGTCCTGAAGTTCAAAACCGGTTAGAGTGAGAGAACGACCAAAAAACACCAAAAATAGTGTTTTCCAGTCCCTGATGAGACACATGAGCATTGTTTAATCGCATTTTGTGTTTGTTGTCGCAATGGTAAACACAAATCGAGTTAAACATTCGAAACGAAACCTATGGAAGGTGTCTTGTGGATAAAAATCGTGTTTTGTGTTGACTGCAACCTGATTTATGTCTAGTGTTGGTGCTATGAAGTCGAATCGAGGTTTGTCTTGACACCCCCACCCTCTCCTCCCGTCGACGAAGGCCACGTGAAATCGCGGGTGGGCGAACTGGCGCACGCCCAGGGCGGCCGCGTACGGGATCTGCGCAAGCAAAAGGGGCTGACGATCGAAGACCTGGCCCAGCGCAGCGGCCTGCACTTCAATACCGTCGGCCGCATCGAGCGTGGCGTGAGCGACCCCAGCCTGGAACAGCTCTACGTGATCGCGCTGGCGCTCGGCGTCGATCCCGCCGAATTCAATCCCTTTCCCGCCGGCAAGGCGGGTGCGCCGTCCTCGGGGCTCGACGACGAGCTGTTCGTGCTGATCGACCTGCTCGACGTCCAGGTCAGCGCGGGGAACGGCGCCTTCAACGGATCGCAGGAGAACATGGGCCGTTTCGCGTTCAGCCGCTCCTGGATGACGCGCAAGGGCGTCAAGCCTGCCAGCGCGAGGATCGTGCATGCGCGCGGCGATTCGATGGCCGACAAGATCAACGACGGCGACATCCTGCTGGTCGACACCGCCATCAGGTCGCTCGAGCAGGACGGCGTCTATGTCATCCAGCTCGACGGCCATGACTACGTCAAGGTCCTGCAACGGGACTTTTCGACCGGCGGCCTGCAGATCATCAGCTACAACCCGGCCTACAAGCCGCAGATGCTGAGCGCTGAACAGGCGGCCGAGCTGCGGATCAGCGGCCGCGTCGTCTGGCACGGCGGCGAGATCTGAGCTCGCGCTTCATGGGCCGCAGGCCGCCGCCGGCATAGCGCGGCGGGCTCGCCCGCACCCCTTGCACCCTCTCGGCGGACACCTGTCCACCTCAGTGTTCGATGCCCTTTGCCAGACCATCTGGTCATGGGCAACAACAACATCCATCCATCGAACGCGCGGCCTTCGCGAGTGCGAGGCGGCATCACCCGGCAGGCACTCGCCACGCTGGCGTTGAGCGCGGCGGGCCTGATCGGCATCGTCGCTCGCGAGGGCTACAGCGACCGGGCCTATCCGGATCCGGTTCACGGCAGCGCCGTTCCCACGATCGGCTTCGGCTCGACCGAAGGCGTGCGCATGGGCGACACCACCACGCCAGTGCCCGCGCTGGAGCGCGCACTGCGCGACATCCGCAGCTACGAGGGCGCCCTCAAGCAGTGCGTGAAGGTGCCGCTGCACCAGGCCGAGTACGACGCGTACGTGAGCCTGGCCTACAACATCGGCAGCTTCAACTTCTGCACGGGCGGGCGCGAAGGCCGGGTCTCCACGCTCGTGAGCCGGCTCAATGCCGAGGACTACGAAGGGGCCTGCAACGCCATCCTGGACTGGAAGTACGCGGGCGGCGTCGACTGCTCCACGCCGGGCAACAAGGTCTGCGCGGGCATCTGGAAAGACCGCCTGCGCCTGCATGCGCAATGCCTGAAGGCCGCCGGATGAGCAGCAGCTCCAGGGCCTGGCTCCGTCTCGCCGGGGCGATGCTGGCGATCGGCCTTCTCGCGGCGCTCGCCGCCGCCATCCACGAGGCCGGCGCGACGCGTGAGCGCCTGGTCTGGCAGGGCAGGGAAGCGCAGCGCAGCGCCGCGGCGGCCGAGGCCTTGCGCAAGGAATACGAACGCGGCCGTGCCGCCTCCACCCGTTATCAGCTGGACGCGGGCGCGCTGCAGACCCGTTATCTCGCTCTCGAAGGAATCTCCCATGAATTGCGCCAGCGCGTGGCTCTCGTGCTCCCTCCCGTCGTTGCGCGTGATCGCCCTGATCGGAGCCCACGCGGCGCGCGGGCTCCTGCGCCGTCGCCGCGCGATGCCGTCGAGGCGGTACCGCCGAGCCCTGTCGGCGACGATCGCCATCGCCTCAGCCTCGCTGCTGTCTGGATGTGGAACAGCGCCCTGGCGGGAACCGATGTCCCTGCCGGTCCCTGCGGATCTGCTGATACCTCCGACGCGGCCTGTGCTGCTGATTCCGGTCTTGTCGTCGACGACGCATGGGACAACCAGCGACTCAACGCCCGTGCCTGCGCGGCCGACCGGCTCCGTCACGCCGCGCTGATCGAGTTCCTCACGGAAAGGCCCGTGCCATGAACGATCCGGAGATCCGTGCGCAGGAGCTGTTCCTGCTCGGGCAGATCCACGGCCTGGTGTCGGCGCTCAAGGAGGGCCAGGACCGGCAGAACAGGCGCATGGACGCCGTCGATGCGCGCTTCGACGCACTCGACAGCCGCCTGCGCGCGGTGGAGCAGCGCGCCGCGGCCTTCGGCGCCGCATCGGGCGGAGCCATGGCCATCGCGACCGCCCTGCTCGCGGAGAGCCTCAAGCAGTGGTTTCGCAGCAATGCCAGCGGCAACTGATGCGCGTCGCGCGGCCTTCGGCGGACAGATGTCCGCCTCGGCGATCGGGGCTTCGTCGGAGACAGTGGATCCAACGACCGAGAAGAACGCCACCGCATCTTTCCGCCGCCCCGTTCGTCGCCGTTCGATGACTTTTTTTCTTATTGCAACTGCCGTGCATCGCGTGCATGGCATGACCGTCGGAGCCTACGCATGACCTCTCTCGCCGCCATCCGCACCGCCATCGTCCAGACGCTGGGCACCGTGCCCGCCATCGGCCGCGTGCACGACCGCGAGCGCTATCTCGCGGACGAGACGGCGCTGCGCGGGCTCTTCCTGCACGAGCTGCCCGATCACGCCCTGCAGCTGCGCGGCTGGTGGTTGCGCCGCGCCGAAACCAGCGAACACGCGCTGAACGCGGTACGCGGTGTCGCCATCGACACCTGGACCTTGCGCGGCTACCTCGCCTTCGACGATGCCACGGG